TCGCTGACATGAGAGATGAGAGTGCGCTGATCGAGATCGAGGATCGCTGCATTCAGATCGGGGTGCCACACCAGAAGGTGCGCGACTACCTTAAACTCCTGGCGCGGGAGTACAACCCCGTCAAAGAGTGGATAGAGTCGAAGCCGTGGGACGGCAAGAGCAGGCTGAAAGATTTCCTGGCGACCATCACCAGCACGAACGAGCCGCTGAAAGAGATGCTGATGACGAAGTGGCTGGTGTCCTGCGTAGCAGCGGCGTGTGAACCAAATGGCGTAGCCCTGGAGGGCATACTGGTGTTCCAGGGGGCGCAAGGGCTGGGCAAGACACTTTGGTTTAAGCGACTGGCGGACTACGAGAAAGGCTGGTTACTAGAGGGCGCTACGCTCAACCCGAGCGACAAAGACAGCGTGAAGCAGGCGGTGAGCCATTGGATAGTGGAGCTGGGCGAGATCGGGAGTACGTTTAAGATGAGCGACCGCGACCAGCTCAAGGCTTTCGTGACCAAGAAGAATGACGAGCTACGCCTACCCTATGATCGAGCCAGCACGACGTATCAACGGCGAACGGCGTTTTACGCGAGCGTCAATGATCGTGAGTTCCTGACTGATACCAGCGGTAACAGAAGGTTCTGGGTTGTACCAGTGACTGCGATCAACGCCAACCATGGAATTGACATGCAGCAGCTCTGGGCCGAGGTCAAGGAGACGCTCTACCCGAACACCAACTGGTATCTGGATCAAGAGCAAAGAGAGATGCTGCAGGACTCGAACGAATACTACCGCACCCAGAGCACGGTCGAGGATCTCATTCTCGAACACGTCCATTTTAAGAGCACACAAACGAAGCCAGTGCAGATGACAAAACTGCTGCGGGATCTCGGGATTAGCCAGCCGCGCATGTTGGATATTAAGGATGCGAGCAGGGTATTGTCTGCGAATGGGCTAGAGCCTCGAAAGAGTAATGGCAAGAAAGTTTACGACCTCGACTACACGAAAGTAGAGGTTGGCAATGCGGATAAGTTCAGTGGATCTTGGGGAGGTGATTTTTGAAGGGTACCCTGAAAAGGTACCCTTTGACTCATCTTTGTAAGTCATTGTTTTGTATGTATTTATTAACAGGGTAGGGTAGGGTACCTTAATTTAATAATAATAATATATATATGGTATATGGCCTATAAGGTGCGCGAATTCCCGTATAGGTTTTTTGAAAAGTTTGAGACGCTGTACCCTGCCCCTGGTACCCTGGTCGAGCGAGGAGTCGCAGTGGAACAGTTTTGGTATGACGATTCGGAAAGCGAAAAGCGCAACTTTCAGGTGTGGTTTCAAATGAACTCAGATGAGCGAGAGAGCGTAGGGCAAGCGCCTCTTCTGCAGGAAGAGGCGCGGGAGTTGTTCAACAAGTTGAAGGAGAGCGGATGGCTGACGAAAAGCCAAAGCGAGGCAGGCCCAGGAAAGAACGCAAGCAACTGGTAGAAACGCCACAAGCTTTCGTTGCGGACGAAGAGGCTGGCATAACCGACATGCAAGCGGCTTTCGTGTGGCACTACACGGAAGGCGCGTGTGGGCAGACAGAAGCAGCGCGAAGAGCCGGGTTCTCATTCCCCGCTGCTGCAGCGACAAAGATGCTCAACGGCAAAGACTTCCCGAAGGTCACGCGAGCGGTCCGAGTCAAGCAGGATGAGTTGCGAGAGAAGTATGCGATCACGCCGCAGAAGACGGGCGCGATGTTGTGGAACATTGCGGAGACGGCTTTCGAGAGCGGAGCGTACAACGCAGCGGTGAGCGCGGTGAAGGAGTTGAACCAGCTCGCCGGGCTGACGATCCATCGGAGCCAAAACCTGAACATCAATGCTGACTTGCAGAAGATGACGAAGGACGACATCAAGCATCGATTGAACGAGCTGCTCGGGGTTGAGAAGGATATTAGCGACAAGGACTATTAACCAAGCCGGTTTCAGATTGTTGCCGACTCAACTTCGTTCTGGCCCCTTCTCCCGCCCCGCCCCTCAAAATCTCAAAAAAATGCGCAGATTATGTTAAATTGGGAAAAATTCCAACAAAATCAATGCGTTACGCAACTTTTGTGCGGCGCTTTGGTTGCGCCAAGGCTGCGCGGCTCTGAGCAGGGCCGATACGCAGGGCTTTGCGACCCGCGCCCGCCTGGTTTACGGCGCACCAGACGCCCTGTAACGCCCTCTAACGCGATCTCTTGCGTGACAGTAGGAACCCTATTGGGTCGGAAAAACCCTGGCAAATCGAGTTTTGGGGCGACCCCCGTACCCCCCTAAATAGACAGCGCAGCAGGCGCGATAGCTATAGCAAGGTTTGGCGCATTCAATCACCAAAAATTTGCAACGCGAATAGAAGCGTTTGACCTTTGCCTAGAATCCGCACATTATTGCCTGCAATGACATACGGGCTGCCACGATGATATCTTCGCAATACTTTTCTCCATTCCGAAACTCTCGCGCAGCATTTTTTCGTCCGCCCCAGCCATTTACCCAAGGCCCGTCTTCGATGATGTTTCGCGCTCAGCCTGCTACCTCCCGGCTCAGGCCGGATGTCGCCCGGGACAGGCCGGCGGTTTCTTTTTCCCCTAATCCGCGTTTTAGCATGAGCGGAATGTTGGATGCGGCTCAACCTCAACCGGCACCCCGGCAGATGCGGCCTAGTGACTATGACCAGCAGATGCCTCTGCCTAAGCATAGGGATCTGCATCAGCCATACGCGGCCAAGACGGGCCCTGAGCCACGTCTATTTGCTGGCGTTGCCCAGCCTCAGCCTCAGCCTCAGCCTCAGCCTCAGCCTCAGCCTATGCCACCCCGCTTTAGTGGTGGATATGGTGGATTTTACGGCCATCAAGCTCAGATACGCCAACCCCAACCTACGTTCCAACCCCAACCTATGCCCCAACCTCCTCGCTTTGGTGGAGGCTTCGGAGGCTACGGTGGAGGGTACGGAGGTTACGGTGGAGGCTACGGTGGAGGATTTGCTCCCCCGTCACCCTACGGCATGGGTTACGGTGGAGGCTTCGGTGGCGGTTATGGCCAGCCGATGCCTCCTCGCTTCGGCGGTGGCTTCGGAGGATTTGGCGGTGGTTACCCGCCGCGTGCTCAGATGATGTACGGCGGGATTGGTTCGCTGCCCACGTTTGGGCCTCAAGTAGGTCCCGCGCCAGTCGATAGATATCAAGAGACTTCGATTCGATATCATCAGTAAGGAACCCTACTCACCCGATTTTTGCGGGGTGAGCAAAAAATGGGGATGGATGAGCAGGGTTTGATCGAAAGATCGGCGCAAAGGTAACCCAGCAAAAATTTTATTTCTATTTTTTTTTCGCCTAAACTCCCTGCATGGCGGATTCAAGAAACAAAGGTGCGGCATTTGAGCGCGACATTGTGAAGCGTATCAATGCGTTTTCAGAACAAAACGCCCTCGGTTTCAAGTGCAAGCGCAATCTTGATCAGTATCAGACAGCAGATCTCTGCGACATTCGAATTCCCGGTCACTCGATAGAGTGCAAGGCTTACAAATCGGGCTGGTGGTATGCACCGGCCTGGTGGGACCAGGTATGCGCGGCTTGCGGCGATGATACTCCGGTGCTGGTTTATAAGTTCAACAACAAGGCCATCCGAGTTTGTATACCTTTGTATGCAATCAACGAAAATTTGGCGCGAGATCACTCCCGGACAGCGGTTATCACCTTAGACGAGTGGTTCGAGTTGTTGAAACAATCTTTTGCCGGTCAGCAGGAGGCGGCGTAATGGCCGGAATTGACGATATTGATCTTTTTGAGGTGCTTCAAAAGATCCGAGACCCTGAGCAGTTTAAACGAAATCGAGAATTCGAGGAGTTTCAGCGAAATCGTCAAAGTTATCGGTCGGACGGCACTAAAAAATCTCAAAAGGGGTTTTTGGGTCCGTTGATCAACCTGCCTAGTGGCAAGGTGATGACTGAGCTGTCGATAGGGGTGGAGTTCGGCGGCCAGGAGGTCGAAATCCCCTCGATGGTACCGACTTTGGACAAGGATGAGCGACTCGCGCTCATGAATCTGCGCATTGGCATCGATAAGGTGCCCGAAAGCATCGTTCGTAAGGCTGCTGACCACGCGATAGAACGCATGAAGCGTGGTTTGAGTCCATTTTACGTGGATGGCGAGGAGATGGGTCCGCAAGAAATGAACCTGGGTGGTTCGGTCAGCACGATGATGGGGAGGACGCCTGAGCCTAAGCTTCCAGAGCTTACTCCGGCTCAGATTGCCAATTTGACGGCGAGTTTAGCGCCGGGGGCTGCGACCGCCGATATATTCGGCGAGTTTCCTGAGTTTCCTTCACGGGGGTTGAGCACGAAAGAAATGCTTTCGGGTCCGAGATCGCCTAGCTTGGCCAAAAATTTGGCTGAGGGGGCGTATTTCAGCGGAATCATGCAGTTGTTGGGCGGTTTGGGTGATGCAGCCAGTGCTATCCCGCTGGCCGGCCCGGTTGTTGGTGGCGCTTTAAAACTGCCGAGGGCGCTACAGCGGCTGCAGAAGGCCAAAGAAGCTGGTTTTGACACTGAAACGGTGTATTACCATGCGACGGATAGGTTTGAGGGCGACGTTCCTGATCAAGAATTCACAACAATCGTCCCTAGCGAGAAAGGAAAGCTTGGCCCAGGCATTTATCTGAGTCCAAAGGTTCAATACAGCGAAAGATACATAAACGAGAAATCCCTGAAAGACCCAAGGTTTGGTAGGGGCGCTCGCGTGTTGCCGGTTTTTGTGCGGGGAAAAATAGGAACGCGGGAAGATTTTGGCGAAGCCATTGAAGCCGTCAGAAAAGACGCACCAGACAAATTGGGTTCCGAAGCCATCAAGCGTCAAGCTCAACAAAAAATGGCAGACGATGGGTTTGCTGGCTTTAAGGTTCAGGACGAGTTAGTCATTTTCGACCCCAAAAACATCCGTTCAGTGAACGCTGAGTTTGAAGACTTGGATTCGCCTGACTTGCTCAAGGCTGAGGGTGGGGAGGTACGCAAGTTTGCGAAAGGCGGCATCCTCGACCTAATCGTCAAAGACGATTTTGATCCACGGTTTGATCCGAGGGTGAAAGAGCAAGATATGCTCCGCAATTTAGAGGCTGAGATTATTGGCAGCAATTACACGCAGCCTATGCCTCGGTTAGCACTCTCAGATCTTGAAGGTGAAGACTTTGTAACATCGATGGCGGATCGAACCCGCGCAGGCGGCGATGTCAAAAGCATCAATCGAGTTGAGCTAGTCGATCCTATTCACCTGCCGGGTGGTCAAGATTTCATGTTCAATAATCCTAGCGCGGTTTGGGCATCAGCAGAAAAGCCGTCTCGTGAAATTTTAGAGTTGGCTAGAGAATTTAAAACCGATTCTGGTAGAGACCCGTTGTACATTCCGTGGCGCATGGCCCCGACTGGTGGTGATTTTTCCACAACCACTGGTGAGCTGATGCTCGGCTATGCCGCATCCAATATGACCAAGACGACGAAGAAGGCTTTGGACAAGGCTATAAGGTCTTATCGCACGAAAGGCGTCATGGTTAAAGGTAAGCGCGTGGGCGCAGGCAAAAAAATTGAAGGCTGGAAAGGCATAGATGACCCAAGCTCTGTAGAGGTTTGGCGCAACACTCCTGACGCAGTTCGCAAAGAGCTGATGAACATGATGGACGTGCAGTTCCGTGACAAGGGTGGTTTGTCCATTGGCGCTGCGCGACTGATTAATGCTGATCCGAAACAGCTCACGGCCCGTGACGCGGGCATACAAAACGTAGGCCGCATTTTTGCCGACATCGACATATTTGACTCTGCACACCCCTCATATCCCTTTGCGGTGCCAGGCGGCGGTGTCGGCGTTCTTGAAAACGCAAGCGCAGCGACGGTGTTTGATCTGCTCCCCAAGGCTAAATTAGGTGACGCACAGAAGCCGGTTAAAGATCCAGCTAATCCGACAGCTCAAGAAATCCGTGCGCTCCAGATGAAGCCGTATGGCGGCACGATCACCGAGGACATTTTGCGCCGCATGGAAGCTCGCGGCGTCGATGTGAACTCCATCGTCGGTCTGACGGGAGGCGCTCTGACGTTTACGTTGCTGTCTGCTGGCTTAGTTACGCCGCAAGAGGTTCAGGCCGGTGCTCTGAAAGAGTTCGCCGAAAGTATGCGTAAAGCTGATGAGGTGACAGATATAAACGAAAGTCGTGAGCAAAGCCTCAAACAAGCGAGAGAGCAAGGTTTCGACCTAGATAACGTCATGTACCACGCCAGCAAGCAAGACATCGATGAGTTTGTCCCTGGTTATGATGACGGGCTTGTCTTTCTGACCCCCAGCAAAGAGTTCGCAAACAACTGGCTTGGCAAAGGCAAATTTAAAGAAAGGCAAGGCGGCACTGGCGCGATTGAAGGCGTGAGGGCAGAGATAAAGAAGTTTAATAAAGAGGCAGATGAGATACTGAAATCGTTGCCAGAAGATCAAGCCAGCCGGTATTACGAAGAAGTATTAAGGCCCAAGAGACAACAACTATATCGAGAAGAGCGAGAGGCCGACAGTGCCATTTACCCTGTCGTCACCAGGACCAAAAAGCCATTTGTTCCAAGTGAAGATTTTGGTGTCTTAGAAGAGCTTTTTGGCGAAGAGCGTTTTAATGCGCCGTTCGGCAGTGGGTTTCCTACATACAAGGACGCTTTAAAGGACGGCAATTACCTTTTGTATGAAACCAAAGAGGTAGTAGATTTCCTAAAGAGCAAGGGCTATGACTCGATGTTCTTGAAAGAGAGTTCTGGGGCAGATGAGCCGTTTACCACGTTGGCCGTTTTCGATCCTTCCGATATTCGCTCAGTGAACGCAAAGTTTGATCCCAAGAAAAAAGGCTCCCCAAAAATACTGGCAAGTGTCCCGTTTGGCGTAGGACTAGGCGCTATGGGCACTATGCAAGATGCCAGGGCTGCGACGTTGCAGGCACAGGCAGCACCGTTCCAAGTCGCTTTAGACGCTGCCACAGCCATAGGAGCGCCGATTGTTGGCGGATTGGCAGGATTGGCAGAGTTCAGGCTAGGCTTGCCGAGCCGGCTTGTAGGCGACCTTACTGACGAAGAGGCCGCTGAGCGCATTAGGGCTGTGCGTGAAGGTGTGAGTAGCGCGTTGAATTATGACCCCACGAGCGAGATAGGTCGTGAGATGAGCCAAAAGGCCCAGGAGGGCATTGCTCAACTAGCAGGACCGGTTGTGAAAAAAGTAGAGCCTGCGGTTACGGGCATTGTGGAGCAGATCACTGACCCGCAGAATGTGACACCGCTGGGCCTGCTGTATCAAGGCGGCAAATATCTGTACGAAGACGTATTCGGCGAGCCAGAGCGAGAGGCCGCTAAGAGCGCAATGGACGTGGCGCTATAAAAGACACAGGCAATTTTAAGATTTAACAAATGATTCGCAGATTTATCAAAAAGGCGCTAACTGACAGGTTTGGTTTTTATAGCCGCGCTGAAGAGATTGCACTGAACCTGCCGCAGAAAAAGATGCGTGGTGACGATGCGAGGCGCATGTTCAAAAAAAATGGCGTGTCAGATTCTGAGATGGAAGAGCTGGGCCTTAACGATCTATTCAAGAATGACCGAGTAACTCAAGACGATATCATCAACCAAATCGAAGAAAATCGAATTGAGTTTGAGGTAACTGAGTATGGCGAAGGTAAAGGTGCGCCGCTAAACATAAGCTTTGACAGAACAACGCTCAGCTTTGAAGAAGCGAACAAGATGGCGTATGCGGTAGATGCAGATGGCAATGAAATCGGCACCTTGAGACCGTATGTCGAGGCTCAAGATGGCAGGATGGGTACCATCTTGAGCGATGAGAGCGGTGAAGAGCTTGCGGTTTTAGATACTGTTGGAGACGCTGAGAATTACAATTACGTCAACGAGATAACTGAAGGTATGCCAGTGTTTGGCATCGGTGACCAGAACCAAGTCGGAACGATTAAGTTCAGGACTGATTACAGAGATGCCAAAGAGAGGTATTTGGAGGACGAAACGGATGCCGAGCGCCTTGTCAATGAAGCAATAGAACCGGGTTATCCGTATTACTCAGAAGATTTTATTGACTATGTAAATTCTGACGAGTCAAAAATAGCGAACTGGTTGTTTGAAGGCGATACTGAGTATAAAGATTTAACACCCGCAGACATCGAAGAACTTGAAAATCTCGCCATAAACCGAGCCAAGATTGATTACTACGACGATCCTGAAGAGCGGGTTACGATGCTAATCGACGGTAACGAAACCCCATATTCAATGGTTGGTAAAGAAGATTATGGTTATCGCTTGCCTAATTATTTAGACCCAAGGCTATCAAGCGACGCCCCATTGAATGCTCACGTTGTGCCCTCTGCGGCAGAAGCGGAAGTGCAATTGACGGCTTTAGCCAGGGCGCTCGATAATATTGAGGAAGAGGGAACCGATCTTTCTAATCAGTGGGAAAGCAACACTCTCCCTGGTGGTACAGATGCAAGAGAGCATGTGTTTAAGCTGAAATTTCCTGAAATAAAGTTCAGCGAGGACACGCATTACCCAGAAGAGGCTAACCAGATATTTCATGTTCGGATAAAGACAAGGCCCGGCCCAAACGACGAAAAAATCTTATATGTCGAAGAGCTTCAGTCTGACTGGGGCCAAGATGGTCGTAAATATGGATTCAAAGACCCCAAGCTAGTTGAGTACGCGGAGCAGAAGGCAAAAACAGAGATTGATGACTTAGAAGACATTGCTCGGCCATTGATGGAGAGGAATAAGCCGCAAATCGGTGTCTTTCAAAGATTAAAAATGGCTTTGGAAGAGTCTTACAACATTCGTGATACGAAGCCAAAAGACAGTATGAAGTTCGGCATACGCACTAGGGCAATGAGGCAGTTGCGCAACGTATTCGAAGAGTATGAGGCTGAACTAATTATTAGAAAGTTTGAGGAAGAGAAGTATCAGATCTACGCAAACGCTGATCCAGATCTTGTTGATCCCTCAATGATCATGCACTACCAAGCGTTGTACGATGTTAATCCATATTCGTTGGAAGGCATTCCAGAGGGCTTAGAGAGTGATTTGTTAAGAGCTGACCTTGGATCTCCTGGCATCGTCGATCCGGATGGTATAGCGTACCAAGTGATAGAAGATTACGTCAGAGACATGCCGTCTCACGTCAAGCAAGATCAGATGGGCGACTTGCTGATGACTGTAGGGAAGGGCTACACGCAGTATCCAACCAGCGCCAAATATCAAGACTCCGTAAAGAACCTGCAAAACCTATATCGGCTTGCCGAAAGAAAAACTTTGGAGGAGCTTGGTCTTGAGTCGCTTGGCGAATTAACGCGGTATTACAAAGACCAAGCTGAGCGAGATTTCCAAAGTAGGTTAGCAAGCGCTGGGCTACCAACGAACACAATGACCCGAATTCGCAACGCTTATCGTGCTTTTGAGACGGACAGGGAGGCTGTTAAAGGCCAAGATATGCAGGCACCGTTCAGCAAGTTTCTGGAGCGAGCGCCGTATGTTACCGATACAGGCGCTTGGAACGACTTGGCTATCAAGTACATATTCGATTATGCGTCTAAGGGAGGCTTTGACGGCGTTGCTTTTACTCCCGGCGCTGTTCATGCGAACCGATGGAAAAAGCCAAAACTAATCAACCCTTATGACAAAGGTATTCCAGAGTCTGTCAGTCGTGTTTTCAATCCAAAAGCGAGCACAACAAGAAAAACTGCCGAAAACACGATAACTGTGACCGACAAAGACGGCACAGAGTACAAAAGTCGCATATATTACATGGACGAGCCTACAAAAGACGGCTCTACGATTGAGCGTAAGGCTATCAAGCGACGCCCCATGCTTAGCGTGCCCGTTACGGCTGGGATTATGGGTCTTCAAGCGTTGTCGACAGAAGAGGCGCAGGCGTTGGAAGCTGCGGCTGGCGAGGTAGATTCTTTGCTCGCAGAAGAAATTCAGCCCCCTCAATCGATGCAAGAAGAGTCCGGCGGCATACTAGACGCGCTTTATGGCGCGGGCGAAGTTGGATACGAGGCGCTTTCGGATTTGTTGATTGAGCCGTTTTTGGGCATGGCGGGAGCTGAGTACGCATTTGAACGAGGCTTGACCCCGGAGCAAGCAGAGGCTGCGCGTGCAAGAGCGTCCGCGTTGGTAGACTTCGAGACGCGAACGCCTACAGGTCGCCGGTACAAAGAAGCGCTCAAGTCAGGCATTGGATCGATTGGCGAATACTTGATGGACGACACGCGGTCTCTCGATCCCGTGCAGTTTGGATTTCAAAAAATATTGGTGCCAGCCAGTGAAGCGGTGACAGATGCCGCGCTTGGGATTTTGTCACTCGACCCACGCGATACGCCAGAAATGGAAGAAGTGCGTAGATCAGCGGCTAGGCCGGTGGTTGAGGCGATTCAGCCGATTTGATTCCTCTCTCCTGCTTCCACAGCCGGATGATGTAGTCGGATTCCGGCCCTACGTCATGTTGAGAGTCGAGCACATGCTTAAAAAGCTTCGTTGCTTTTTCTGAGTTCACGTCGTGCATCATCCTGAACTGCGCCAGATCAAGAGTTTCGAAATACTTATCCATCGGCTTTTTTCCGCGTTCTTGGTGCCGGCTGCTTGGCCAGCTCATCTCTGATTTCTTCAAGCAGCTCTCGAATGCTTCCGAGGTACTCGATTAACATCTCAGCGTCATCGCCCTCGATTTCTACAATAATTTTTTTACTCATAAATGCCCGTCGCGCTAACTTGTTCCACGTGGAACCTCATTTTCGTCGTTTATTTCTTGGAGTTCCGCCAGCCACCATTCCAGGTCGCCAGCTTCAAATTCTTGAAATGCCTGCTCAACCAGTTCTGGTCTGCCAAGCCGCTCGGCTTCTTTTCTAATCTGATTACGCTCCTCAACGCCCCTCCTCCAAACCCTATGGTCATCCGAGTAGTCGAAGTACCAATCGTGGTTTCGAAGCATTTCGATAAGTCTTTCCATGTTGCCCATAGCTCTCTCCTATCTCTTGTACTCCAACCAACAGCCTACCACGCACCGTGCCCATATACAAAAGTTAATTTAATTCGATAAACTGTTGCACAACGACACGCAAGCGCCTATTATTCAATCTCACTTAACGGAGAACGTGATGACTGATGTAAGCGAATTGAGTATCAAAAGCCAGATTCTTGTTGCGGCGATTAACAAGTTTGCTCGAAAGCATGATCTTGAACCGATTGAGGCGATGGTGCTGCCTGCGCTTTTTAGAAAAGCGGCGGCGGTTGTTGACCATGATCCAGCCGATTTTGTGGAGGCGTCTATCGAAACCGAAGAGCTTGGCGCGTATATCGTTGAGCGTGCTCAATGGCTCGCCACCACCACGGCGGTCCAAGACGTTTGGGAAAATTTCTTGCAGGAGGACATAGCATGAGCGCCCAAGCCAAAAAGGTTTACTACAATCGGGTGCGCCGTACTTGTCTGAAGCACGACATCGACATCGTGTACGATGGGATGCCCAAGGCGGTCTACGGTGTGGAGCTGGTGAAAGACGGTCAGGTGATGTTTGCTGACCGCAGCACCGACAATATGCCGCTGGATATCAACTGGCAGCGACTGCACGAAGAGATGACCGACTACGGTTACAAGGGGGGTGTGAAGTGAAGTCTATCGACGCACAAATCAAAGAGCTTAGACAGGCTCTCGGGGTGGCGGCGACCAAGGCAGCTTCGCTCAACATGATTCGCGCAGGCATCGAAGCGGGTGACATGCCAGCCATCAAGACTGGTTGGGAGTTGCAAGAGGGGTTGGCTGAAAGCCTAGACAGAGCTTTGGACATTCTTAATGGAGACACAGAATGAGCGGCAACCCACTGAAGCAAATCAACAACATCTACGGCTACGTCCGCGTATCCACAGACGAGCAGGTCAAGTCTGGCATCTCGCTAGACACTCAGAAGCAGCAGATCAGCGAGTTCGTGCGCGAGAAGTACAACCGTGAGGTGACCGAGTTCTTTGCGGATGAGGGCATCTCTGGCACCCATGCGGTGCTAGATCGACCCGCCAGCCGCGACATGACCGACGTGATTGACCGCCACGACGTGGTGATCTGCACGCGGCTTGATCGGTTGAGTCGCTCCAGCTCCGACCTGTTGGGCCTGATACCCGTTTTGCAGGAAATCGGTATCACGCTGTACTTCTGCGAGCAGTTTGGCGAGATGCCGATTGTCTATCCAGATGCAGGCAAATCGAAGGGTTTGGATGCCAAGTTTGATATGAACTCGATGGCAAACCAGATCATGCTGATGGTGTTATCTGCGGTTGCCGAGATAGAGCACGCCACGATTAAGGATCGATTTGCCGCAGGTAAGCTCGATTGGGCCTCACGCGGCTACGCCATCGGTGGATCTGCGCCGTATGGATTCAGGCACGAAGAGGTCAAGACGGGCAGCAAGACGCGCAAGAAGTTGGTAGAGGTGCCTGAAGAGCAGGTGGTATTGAAGACGATCTATAAGCTACACAAGCGTGGCCTTGGCCCGCGAAAGATAGCCAAGCAGGTCAACAGCATGCACAACATCCCGCCGCTCACGCACTCCAAGGTGCAGCGTAT